TGATAATATAAAATGAATTTTTCTGAACTAGAATCAATCATATCTCAATCCAGATCATTGGATACATCATTTGTTAGGTTGGTGTTGAGTGATAATCCTGAAATACATTATATTGACACTTTTGAGAAATATGATTCAATATTCAGGATAAGACATGACTTTGTTCACTGGTGTGTCTGTAAATCAAGAGGAGTGACCTTTGGAGAAAAACAATTATTCACAATTCCTGAGTTGCAAAGGTTGAGCACACACCCCAATTGGGATTTAATCAAAAAACAATCCCCTGATATCATCATGGTGGATGGGAATACAGTTAAGATTGTTGAGATCACTGTTTCTGGTAATAGGTTAGCTAAGAAGGAAAAAATCACAAAATATGCATTATTGATTGATATTATGAGGAAGAATGGATTCACTGTTAATTTGGAGATCATAGTGGTTGGTTCTAATATGAGTGAACCTGGAATATCCGAATTAGTTAAGGACCATGAGATATCTGAAGAAATAGCCACAGAGATATATATGGTGGTGTCTAAGATTAGTCGATTGATTCACTCAATAGAATCAACTCCATTGGGTCAACAATGGAATCTTTGGAGATCCAAGGAAGTTAAAAGGGAATTCAAATTAGGGATCTCCTCATCTGATATATTTGAATACCATCAAAAATGCAAATATAAGTCATTCACTGATGATGAATTGAAGGATATGTTGACCTTCAATGTTTTTGACTCAAACATAACTAATGATGATAAAGAATTCATCAACCATGCTGCTGAAAAGGCACTCAACATAACCACTTCATTTAGTAAGACTGATGATTGTGATGTGGCCATAAGGACTTTGAGAATTTATCATGACAAGAATTCTAATACTACGAAATATAGATCATTTTTGCCTTTGCCATATTTACAAGGATTAATAGATGACTCATCCCGTAGAACCACAGAGAAGGATTTTGAAGAATTTGTTAAATTCAAGTCTAGGTTATTGGATTCTGAGGATTCTTTCTTTATGAAGCTAGGCCAGATGAAAGAGCACATGGGGAAAATTTATTTGAGTCAAAGTGAGAAATCCAACATAGCTTTAGAAGGACCTGGTAGAAAGCATTATATTAAAATGAAGAGTCAAGACCATATAAAAAAACAGTTAGTCAACAAAAATTATTGGTTCAATTATCAACAAATTGGCTATGAGAATAGTTTGGATTCATTAACTCAAGAATTATCTGGGATTAGAGACTGGGATTCCAATAATCCTGAAAAAGCACAATCTAAGGGATTAGAGTATTTGAGGTGCTGTCAGAGTGTTTTCCGAGAGTTGGTTCTAAATGCAATGAGGAAAGATCGTAGGCATATGTTCATATTTAAACCAACAGGCATTGATGGAGTTTACATATTGATCTTCCCAGGACCAAAATTACGAACAGGTGAGAACATATCAACTATATGGTTCAAGTTATTCACAACCACTGAGAAAGTTCCGATCAATGAAATTTCCACTCATTGGGCTTTTAAAGGTTGGAATCATAGCAGATCATTCTTACACACAAATTGGATATCCATAGATGCTAATAGGTTAGATCATTATTTGAGATGCTATGATAGAGTCATAATGTCTTACTTATCATATGTTCATTTTGATGATGGACATCTAAAGACATCCATAGAATCTGACACTTCCAATACATTGGGAGTTATATTGTTGATATATATGGAAAACAAAAGGTCTACTAGTAAGATGTTACAAGATGTTAGGTATTTAGTAATGGGCTCATTATCTAAATATAGATGGTGGAAATCATTGTTGGAGAAGTATCATGAGCCTGTTAGATCCCCATTACAAGCATACCTGTTATCCAAAATTGAAAAGTATGTTGTTGATGTTAATACCAACTTGAAGAGTTATATTGAGTCATTTAGATTTGGAAAGGTCCATCAAGAATCAGATATTGTTTCAGATAAACTGGCAGGGGTTATGTCACTATTACCTAGAGTTTTGACCAAAGGACCTAAAATTGTATTCCAACAATTATTATGTGAGATGTATTTCACAATGCTATTCAATAAGAATCAAGATGATCCTACACATGCCACATTCCAAATATTAAACAAGATGCTTGATGGTGAAGAAACATTACAGATTGTCAAACAAACTTCAGGATTACACATGGGTGGTGATGACCCAATCAAAGATATGGATACCTTGATTGACACACCAAACAAGAATCAATTCTCCAAATTTGCAATCATGATTGGGTCAAAACTACAGTCATTAGATCAATCTAATAGAAATCCAGCAGGATTGTCACACATTAAAGCATCTCAGAATAATTTTCTCAATAAGCCTCTATCAGAATTTGCCACATACAAATCCAGTGCTGAATTTGAGCGTGATCACTATAGTGATGATGTGAGAACAAAGAAAGTGAAGGATACAAAGAAAAAATCAATAGATAAGTTAGAAGAAAGATATCGAGAGGGAGGTGAAGATAACGAGGATCCAGTTAGCTACTCAATCCCAAGACAGAATAGAAGGCGCAGGTGTATTGAAGGTGTGATTGATTTGATGGGCAAGAATTGCATTAGATCATTTGATGTAATTCATAGGGATATCACAAATGAGATGTTTTTTCAAGTGTTCAAAAAGAATCAAATTGGTGGCGCTAGAGAGATCTTGATTTTACCAATTGAGAAACGAATCACTATTAATATTTTGGAATCTTTTTCAAGGCTTATCTGCAAAGATGATGAGAGAGAAATGCTCACTCATGGGGACATCAAGCTATCAACTATGAGAGATATTGTCAGGGAAGTTAGAAGAACTGACAAAGCTAAGAGGATTGTATTAAACTATAATCTAGATAAAACCAGGTGGGGGCCATCTTTCATGCCCATTCAGTTTATTTATATGTTCAAACCTTTTGCTCATCATTATGAATCATTGTATAAATTTTTATTATTAACATTAATGGTTCATACAAATAAAAAATGTCTAATTCCAGAAAAACTAATACATGTTTGGCTAAAGGATCCATTAAATAAGATTAAACATTCAGAGGAGAATCTACAAAAGTTGAAAGAAAACTTTCTCAAAACAAAAGAATTGTATTTTGATAATGAGTCAAATATGGGACAAGGAATTCTTCACTACACTTCATCGTATTTACACTTGTGTGCTCTGAGCTTCAGAGATGCAGTTTATAAAAGGTTGTGTGTTTTGCAAAATCTTGACCCTGGTGTGTGGAAGGACATTGTCTCATCTGATGACTCATATACAGCACATGCACTCCCCATGGATTCAATCAAGAAGATAAATATCAGGATTGAATTATTCATTAGAGCTCAAGAGGTAACTGAAAGACTATTTAACATATGGACATCAAAATCTAAGAGTTCTATATCATTCCTAATAAGTGAATTCAATTCCATGTTTGGATCCAACTTAACCTTTTTTCCCACGTTATTTAAATTCGCACTGGCATCAGTGATGCCTATAAATACAGATTCATTTTTCAGGATGGTTAAAGAATCATATAACACCTCAAGACAGATTGTTGAAAATGGTGGTTCATTAGAATTATATATGATATCTCATAGACTGAATAGAACATTTTGTGAAAGTATATACCACACACATTCAGGAGGCTATAATGATTTATCTAATCATGGGTTAAGGAGGGAAAATGTTCCGTATCAACTTGGAGTTTATCCAATTAATGATCCTGGAATCATGTTAATCTTGGGTCCTGAATCACATAATTATGATATATTGAACAGGAAGAATGAGTTGAGTGTGAAGGAGTTGAACCTATTTAAATCATGTCACAATCTGATACCTGTTGACAACCCTGAGTTATATGCAGAAATGAACACTTTTGATAATATATTCACAGGGATGCTGAGAATAGAGGCAGCAACAGGCCCTGTGAGGAAATTACAACGAATTAAAAGACAAATTGACATGACTTGGGAGGATATGAGGAAAATATTGGAAGATGATATAACTTTGTTACTGAGAGAACCTGAGACTATGGAAGAGATGAAAGTGGTAACATATCAAAAATTATT